AGATAATCCTACTCAAGTTAAAGAGTGGATCCCGACCGGCTCTCGATGGTTAGATTCAATCATCTGTCGAGGTAAAATGGCGGGAATCCCGGTAGGTAAGATTACCGAACTCGCAGGTCTCTCCAGCGCTGGTAAGTCTTTTATGGCTTGCCAGATTGCTGCTGAGGCTCAAAAGAAAGGCCATTGCGTGGTTTATTTCGACGCAGAGTCTGCAATTGATCCAGACTTCCTTACGAAGTGTGGTATCGATACGGATGACAATTTCATGTACGTTCAAGCAGTCTCTGTTGAAAAAACATTAGAGACCATTGAAGACTTGATGTCTCAATACCCTGAGACTCAATTCTTTTTCGTGTGGGACTCGATTGCTGCTACAAGTTCCGAGAAAGAACTTGAAAGTGATTTCAACCCACAGTCAACAATGGCGGTTAAGCCGAGAATCTTCTCGAAAGCTTTTCCAAAGTTGACTATTCCGTTGGCGAATCAACAATGCACTTTGTTGTTGATCAACCAATTGAAGACAAACATTACCTCAAATGTTGCAGAAGCAATGACAACACCCTTCATCGCTCCCGGCGGTAAGGCAATTGAATACTTCTGTTCTTTGAGAATCTGGCTCACAAAGCGTAAAGCCAAAGCATCATACGTTCAAGATGACTCCGGTCTGAGAATTGGTTCTGAAGTCAAGTGTAAGGTTGAGAAATCTCGCTTTGGTTCTGAAGGACGAACCTGTGGATTTAAGATTCTATGGGGTAAAGATGTTGGTATTCAAGATGAAGAATCTTGGCTTGAAGCATTGAGGGTTTCTGGTTCAGATAGGTTCAAGGCTGGTGCTTGGAACAAGCTTCAATCGAAAGATGGGAAAGAGTTCAAGTTTCAAAGAACCCAATGGATTCAGAAATTACAAGACCCAGAATTCCGCCAAGCGGTTTTTGACATTATGGATGAGGAAATCATCAAAAAGTTCGAAACCGAAGGCAAAAACGTAAATATCGATTCCGACGACTAGTTAGTGATGAATAGTTGTTAGTTTCATGATGTACCTCCTTTGGACCCCGTTGGCTTTTGTCGGCGGGGTTTTTTTTATTTTCGACTTGACAAATTGTCTCTGACGTGTTATAATAGTAATACAAACACAAGGAGACAAAATGAAAAATGTAATTATTATCGATGCGCTGAACATGTTTTTAAGAAGCTATGTAATCAGTCCGCATTTAGACAAGAGAGGAATGCCTGTGGGAGGCACCATAGGATTCCTAAAAAGCCTTCAAAAAGTCGCCCGTGACTTTAACGCGGATGAAGTGATAGTGGCGTGGGACGGACACGAAGGATCGCAACGTAAGCGCTCTATGAACAAAGACTATAAAGGTGGTCGTAAGCCCGTAAGATTCAATCGAAGACTTATTGAGCTTGACGACAAGCAACAAGATGCCAACAAGGGCTATCAACAAGTAAGGTTGATGGAATACCTCAATCAAATGCCTGTAATTCAGCTCATAGCAGATTTTACAGAAGCAGATGACATTATTGCCCATGCAATTAACAATCCGAAATACAACGGATGGAGAAAGACCATTATCTCCTCAGATAAAGACTTCTTTCAATTGTGTCGAGAAGACGTTCAAATTTACCGACCAATTCAGAAAAAAATTGTAACAAAAGATTCTGTTCTCGAAGAATTCAAGATCCATCCAAAGAACTTTGCATTAGCAAGAGCAATGGCTGGAGATCCAAGTGACAATCTTCCAGGGATTAGAGGAGCGGGACTAAAGACGATCGCAAAAAGATTTCCGTATCTTCTGAGAGAGGATGTTTACGAAGTATCCGACATTGTCAGGGATTGTGCGATGCAAGCAAAAAAACTTAAATTACATGAGAACATTCAGGCAAATGAGACACTAGTTAAAAACAACTTCAAAATCATGCAGCTATACTTTCCGAACATTAGACCTGTCAACAGAATGATGATCGACAAAGCTATCACAGACTTTGAACCATACTTTGACAAGATCAAATTCACACAAATGCTATTCGATGATGATGCCGGTCATCTCAACTTTAACGACCTTCAACAAGTTTTTCGAAAAATAAATAACTAAATTTACTTGACAACTTGCTTGAGACGAGTTATATTATAAACATAATAACGGAGGACATTATGAACGAATTTACAAAAAAAGATTCGTTTTCTAAATTCGGAAAACGATTTCAAGAGAACATCTGCCAACTTATGTTGGAGGACCGACCATTCTACGACCAAATCACTGAGGTCTTAGACATCAACTTTTTCGAGAAGAAGTATCTTCAAATCTTCTCTCAAACATTGATTAACTATCGAGATAAGTACAACACCCATCCAAACTCAGAAGTAATGATGGCTTTGTTGAGAACAGAACTTAATCACCACGATAAAGCAACTGCTCAACAAGTGCGAGAGTTCTATGCTCGCATTCATACTTCGGAAGGAGTCGAAGAAGCAATGTATGTGAAAGATAAGGCCATCGACTTCTGCCGTAAGCAAGCCCTTAAGGGCGCTATGCTTAAGTCTGCCAAACTTCTTAACACATCATCATTTGATGAGATCGAGAAGGTAATTAAGGACGCTTTGGTTCTCGGAACAGACAACAACTTTGGTCATGACTTTCACCGGGATATACTTCGGCGTTTTGAACTCATTTCACGAAATCCAATTACAACTGGCTGGCCTCGAATGGATGAGATTTGCAAGGGAGGGCTTGGAAGTTCTGAACTTGGAGTGGTTATTGCTCCTACCGGTGCTGGGAAGTCTATGGTCTTGGTTCACCTCGCGACTCGTGCGCTCCTTGAAGGAAAAACTGTGGTCTACTATACACTCGAGCTTAAAGACACCGTCGTGGGTCAAAGATTTGATTGCTGCATCTCAGACGTGCCTCTCGCCGACCACCGAATGAGAAAAGAAGAAATTTTAAGAAAAATTGAAGATGTTGAAGGTACGCTCATAATTAAAGAGTATCCAACAAAATCTGCGTCAGTTCAAACCCTCAAGAATCACATTGAGAAACTGCGTAAGCGCGGAATTGAACCGGATATGGTATTAGTTGATTATGCGGACCTCTTGCGTCCCACTAGGAGTACAGGTGAAAAACGACACGAATTGGAAGAAACTTACGAAGGCCTTCGAGGACTTGCTCAAACCTATGAAATTCCCATTTGGACCGCTTCCCAGACGAACCGAGGTGGACTCAACGCGGAAGTCATCACGATGGAAGCAATCTCAGAAGCGTTCAACAAGTGCTTCGTAGCCGATTTCATCTTCTCATTATCAAGAACGGTTCAAGATAAGCAAGCAAACAAGGGCCGATTGTTTATCGCAAAGAACCGAAATGGACCTGACGGCCTTGTATTCGATGCATTCGTTGATTGGAGCGATGTCACTATCAATATCCTCGATAGAGACGAAAGTGTCGAGAAACTTCAAAGTACCACAGACGCTTTGTCATACTTAAAAGAAAAATACGCAGAAATAAAGTCAAAATAGGAGCAGACTATGAATCTAGAAAACAAAATTCTGTCAGACGTGACAGTACACATGAAGTACGCCAAGTATCTCGACGATAAGCAACGTCGTGAGAATTGGGACGAGTTGGTATCTCGCAATATGAACATGCACATCAAGAAGTTCCCGAGTCTCGAAGAAGAGATCCGAGAAACTTATCAGATGGTATTCGATAAGAAGGTTCTTCCTTCTATGCGTTCAATGCAATTTGGAGGTAAGCCAATCGAAGTATCTCCTAACCGTATTTTTAACTGTGCTTATTGTCCCATTGACGATGCTCGCGTATTTGGAGAAATTATGTTTCTTCTTCTCGGCGGAACTGGCGTTGGATACTCAGTACAACGTCACCACGTAGAGCAATTGCCCGAGATTAGAAAACCAAACCAAAATAGAACTCGTCGCTTTCTTATTGGAGACTCAATTGAAGGCTGGGCTGATGCCGTAAAAGCATTGGTTCAATCTTACTTCAAAGGAACATCGAAATTGCGTTTTGACTTTTCGGACATCCGTCCCAAAGGTGCGAGACTAGTTACTTCCGGTGGAAAAGCTCCTGGTCCACAACCTTTGAAAGAGTGCTTGGTAAAAATGGAGGGAATTTTAGATGCTAAAGAGGATGGTGAACAACTCAGCCCTATTGAGGTGCATGATCTCGTCTGTTACATTGCGGATGCGGTTTTGGCTGGCGGTATTCGTCGCGCTGCTCTCATTTCTTTATTCTCGGCTGATGATAATGAAATGTTGGGTGCAAAAGCGGGTTCTTGGTGGGAACTC